CCGACGCCGCCCAAAAAATCCAACGGTGCAACTGCGCCTTGGGCTAAATAAACAGAGGGCTTCGGCCCTCTTTTTTTTAAAGGTTTTTTTATGAACAATAAAACTAATGTATTAGAGCTAACGGATTCAGAGCTTGGTATGCTCGACGAATTAGCTTTCAATGGGGCATCTGAATTAAATTATTTATTTTCTCAAAACCAAAAAGATAAAGTTAAAAAAGTAATGGGCAAAATAGAATATGCCCTTTATTTAAAAATGAAAAGGAAAAGCGGAAAACCAAATTTACATCTTGATAAATTGTTAGGAAAAATAAAAGGATTTGAATGAGCAAAATCGTAGAGCTGATTGACAGATACCACCAAGAGAAAACTGATACACAGCGTGGGCATATGGGCGGCTCTTTGCTTGGGCATAAGTGCGAGCGATATCTTTGGTATATGTTTCGGTGGACGTTCGCGGAGAATTTTCCCGGTCGTATCCGACGCCTCTTTCGTCGAGGCCACGATGAGGAACGCACCATTGTCAGTGACCTGCGAGCAATCGGCATCGATATCCGAGACGTTGGAAACAATCAGGCGCGAGTTGATTTTGGTGGACACGTTAGCGGATCAGTCGATGGCGTGATCAAGAGCGGCGTCCCAAATCATGAGATGGAAGAATTTTTAGCAGAATTTAAAACGCACAACAAACGTTCTTTTGATGATGTATCTCGCAAAGGCGTTAAAGATTCTAAGCCTATGCATTACGCTCAGATGCAAGTGTATATGCTTGGAAAAGAAATACATAAATCTTTATATGTCGCCGTGTGCAAAGACAACGACGAGATGTACACCGAGATTGTTGAGTTCGACAAAGAGTTTGCCGAGCGTTTACTGCGCAAGGGAGAATGGGTTGCGACCTCGATGGAAGCGCCGCCAAGATTGTCGAGCGATCCGACTTGGTTCCAATGCAAGATGTGTCCGGCGAAACATATCTGCCACGAGAACAAACCAACAAAACAAATTAACTGTCGGACGTGCGCCCACTCGGAGCCGAAAGACAGCGGAACTTGGACGTGTAACAGACACAACGCGGACAACATTCCCGAGGACTTTCAGCATAAGGGATGCGACGACCACATACTGCACAAGGACGTTGTGCCTTGGTCGAGGATGGAAGGCGATGATCCTAACGTTGTTACGTTCGAGATCAACGGTCAGTTCATTAAGAACGGCAATGGAGAAGATTGTTTTGCAAGCAGTGAGCTTGTTAGCAATACGGATGCTTGTCTGAGTTCAGACGAGTTTATTGGAAACCTAAGATCTAACTTTGGAGGCAAGATATCAGGATGATTAAGACAGATATAGAAAGCACACTAGCCGAGCGTCACGGGCAATACGGACATTACACTTATGTTAGTAAAACCAGCCAGCTCTTAAAACGAACCATTCGAGAGTCGCCAAACTACAAAACGATGCCAGCGTACATGAACGAAAGCCTGGACATGATATGCAACAAACTGGCTCGTATCTTGTGCGGCAATTACTTCCTTCGTGACTCATGGCTCGACATAGAGGGCTATGCAAAACTTGTGACCGATGAACTGGACAAATTAGATGCTCAGGAAGTACCAGAAATTAGCGATTGATCAACTCTACGAATGGTTTCGGTTTAACAGGCACGGGAACCCGTGCATTGTTTTGCCGACCGGAAGTGGAAAGTCGCACGTCGTAGCCGCGATATGTCAGGACTCGATAAAAAGATGGCCTGACACTCGTATACTAATGGCGACGCACGTCAAGGAGTTAATCGAGCAGAATGCTGAAAAGATGCTTTTGCATTGGCCCGACGCACCGCTAGGCATCTATTCGGCAGGAATTGGGCGTAAAGAATCCCATTGCAAAATCACCTTTGCTGGGATTCAGTCTATCAGAAATAAGGCCCACGAAATAGGGCATATTGATCTGATGATTGTCGATGAGGCACACCTGATATCCCATAACACGGATACCAGTTACCGTAAACTAATCGATGCGCTCAAGATTATTAATCCTGCGCTGCGCGTTGTTGGATTGACTGCGACGCCGTACAGACTCGGTCACGGAATGCTGACCGATGACGAGGGCATATTCCATGACCTGATCGAGCCGACCAGCATCGAGGCGTTGGTCGAGGATAAATACCTTGCGCCGCTACGCTCTAAACTGACAGGAACGCAACTGAGCGTTAAAGGCGTACACCGTCGAGGCGGCGAGTTTATTGAGAAAGAATTGCAAGCAGCAGTCAATAAGTCGCACACAAACGCGGAAGTCGTGCGCGAAGTGATTAAATTGGCTGGCGACCGCAAGGCTTGGTTGTTCTTTTGCGCTGGCGTAGACCACGCTCACGCCATTAAAGATATGCTGGTGGACTCTGGCATCCCTGCGGATTGCATCACCGGAGAGACGCCTAAGATCGAGCGAGAGCGCATGATTGCCGACTTCAAATCTGGACGCCTTAGAGCGCTCACAAACGCCAATGTATTGACTACCGGCTTCGACTATCCAGACATCGACTTAATCGCCATGATCAGGCCCACAATGTCTGCCGGGCTGTATGTGCAGATGGCTGGGCGTGGTATGCGCATTAAGAGCCACACCGATCACTGTTTGGTGCTAGATTTTGCTGGCGTTGTACAAATGCACGGGCCGATCACAAATGTGCAGCCGCCAAACAAGGCCGGTAAAGGCACTGGAGAGGCGCCAGTAAAGACCTGCCCAGAGTGTGACAGTTTGATCGCGCCAGCTGTAAAAGTCTGCCCAGACTGCGGATATGAGTTCCCAGAGCCAAAAGAGAAGAAGTATCGACTGTCAGACGTCGATATAATGGGCAAAGCAGGCAATGATCTCGTAGTTGAGTCTTGGAATTGGTCAAAGCATCTATCTCGTGCAAGTGGAAAAGAAATGGTTAAGGTTAAATATTACTCGAACATTTTAAGCGATCCAGTGATATCAGAATATTTTCCATTAACGCACTTTGGCTATGCCGGAACCAAGGCCGCCATGAAACTGGCTGAAATTGCGTCAGAGTCTAAAGTTGATATCAAGAAACTTAAGACGTCATCGCTTGATGAAATTTGTTCTATCATGAATCAAGGGAAGGCACCGCATGAGATACTCTACAAGAAGGAAGGCAAATACTACCGCGTCCTCAAAAGGAACTGGTCGATCTGAACACGTTGAGCAAAGAGAATTTGTAAGTTGGTTTCGGAAAAACTACAAAGGGATAAGGATCATCGCAATACCAAACGGCGGTCAAAGAAATATCGCGACTGCGGCACGATTAAAGGCCGAGGGAGTCATGCGCGGAGTCCCAGACCTGTACGTCCCGGCGTGGATGTTGTGGATCGAGATGAAGAAAGCTAGTGGCGGCAGAATATCACCGGAACAGAAAGACTGGCACAATTATTTACAGAGCATTAACCAAAATGTTATAGTCACCGCAGGATTTGAAGATGCAAAGTTACAAATTGAGGATTTTACTGAGACAATGGAGAAAACAAATGGCTGATAAAAATTTAACAAAGAATATGCGTAGCGCTGACAACATTAAACGACTTAGAATTAAAGTTGGACTGACGCAAGAGCAGCTTGCCGACATAATTGGCGTGACCTCGAGGCAGGTCGCCAACTGGGAGTCAGGCAATTCATTGCCGAATGATACAAACAAGATGCGCTTAGAGAAGTTGTTCTATACAGGAGATATTGAGAAAGATCTAATACAGTTAGATCCAGATCGTAATGCGCTCTTATTTTCCACCATTAACAATGTTGGGCTAATTGGCGCATTGTTTGTGGTCTTGGTTTTAATTGCCGTGTTCTTAGGCCTTCAGGCGGTGTTTAGTGGTTAGTCTAAATCTAAGGAAATTTAATAAACGGATCAAACATATTAAGTTTGGGCCGTACTACATGGTAGCGCTAAACAAATGGGATAAAGGCGAACAACTGTTTACGTTTATTGATGGCAAAATATATCGAGACTCTGAGGCCATGACACTGGCTAAAGAATACGGTTATAATAGCGTTGAGCGGGTGTATGAGACATATAACTCGCTCGGTTAGTCATTTTTGATTCTCCTCCATTTGGCCCTGCTTGTTAAGCAGGGCTTTTTTTTATGCGTAACTTTTCTTTGTTTTCTTTTTGCCTTTTGCTACTTTTTTCTTTCTGGCTTTTGCTGCCGCAGCCATTCCTTCTTTAGTGTATGGATACTTCTTCTTTCCTACCATTGGCATAACTATCTCCTTTAACGTTTAACTGCTGATGAACCTACATAGAAACTGAAGATCATTAACATGATCTGATCGTATGACGAACGAAACATTGCTGCGCCTTGAATAATTTCCCATTCCGTCCATCGCTTTGTTGTATCAATTAATCCAAACAAATACGTTCCACCAGATGATTTCTCAACTGGCACCGCAATATCAATTGGCGTAAACATTGGCGCAAGACTAATAAATGCAACCATCGCCAAAAATGACAATACAAGTATACGTCGAGTTGCGCTTGAGAATCTGTCTTTTGTTCTTACCTCAAACTCTTTGTCTGCAATCTCTGCTCTTGCCTTCATATGCTCGACATCAAAGGCAAGCCGTTCCATCATCAGTTTTTGTTGGTCTGCTTTCGCCTTTTGCGCATTTGCCAGAAGGCCCGAGAAAACGCCCACGAGATTGCCACCAATTGCGAGTATAACTTCTGTCCCAAGTCCAAGCATCTTGATTTGATCCTAAACTTAATTAAATAAAAAAAACTAACCAATAAAATCTTTGGGCTTTCTCTTAAGTGTCCAAGCCCAACATTGCAGTTATGACATACCAGACCTTTTACTCTGCCATTTTTGTGGCAGTGGTCAACTGATAATTTTCCTCGTGCAGTATCTAGGGCATTGACTTTGCATATATCGCATAGATTGCCTCTGGCGTAAGACATATCAACATATTCTTCGTATGTGATTCCATACCTGACTTTGTAGTTAGACTTTCTTCTTGAAATCCTACGCTTTTCTGGATTTTGCAAGTTTTCTTTTTTTAGCTAAAGCAGCTTTGCTAGTCTTAGCTGCCTGCTTAAATTGCTTTGCGGTAGGAGCGCCTTTATCTCCAGGCTTTCTCATCTTTTCACCAGAGCCAGCTGCGATCCTGTCTTTCTTGGCTTTGATGTTGGCATAAAGTCCACGTTTTGCCATGACTATCCTTTCTTTTTGTTACGATTAGCAAAATTTCTTGCGGCCTCTACACTACCAAAGCCCCATGCTTTTAAAGCCAATGCCTTGCGAGTTGGCCTTCCTTTAGAGTCTTTCATTGGGCCTTTCATTCCTGAAAATCTAGCAGCAAAAGATACTCTTCTAGGATTTGTTCCAGACTTAACTGGCGCCTTTAAATTGCCGCCATCTTTGCGTTCAAAATGTTTGCGGCCTTTTTCGTTTAGGCCGCCTTTTGGATTTTGATGCACTTTCTTAACCATCGGGCGATGCCCTTTCTAAAAGTTTAACTCTGACTTTTAAATCGTGTATATGCTCAAGCATTTCTTCTTTAAGTTCTTGACGCGCAAATGCGTTGCCCGGACTAGGAACAATCACGCCCTGCGGACTTATCAATTGCATTTGGTTAGCGCGAATTAACTGAATGTCTGACGTGATCTCGCCAATGCTAGAAATGACCCACCACATAGCCGCCAGTAAAACTGGGACTAAACTTGCTAGTGCCTTAGATAAATCAAACTCTTTCACTTGTTTTTATTTAAAAGATCAAAAACAGTTTTAATCTTTTCTTCTAAAAATTTGAGTCGCAACAAAACTTCGCTACGAAAGCTGATAAGACCTGCTGCCAATATTGCTAAGGCCGAGATGATAGGCCAAAGTTCTACTAACGTTTGAGTCACTTATCAGCCTTCCCATCAAGCTTTTCATCAATAGAATCTAACTTAACAAAAACTCGATCGACAAACTTTTCAAACTCTTTGCGTTTAAGATAATCACCAGCAACTAAAACCTCGATCTCGCCAACTCGACGCTCAGTCCGGCTTTGCAATTTTTGCAAGTCTCGGATTGCCGCCCAGATAATATGCGCCAAAGCGCCTAACAATGCGCTTGCGCCACCAAGAATAAAATTGATGGTGGATTGATCCATGTTAGAACGTTCCTTCCCAGACTCTGAACTTGTTGAAGTCACCAGATAATATCTTTCTCTTTATCACTTCCTGCGCCGCCTTGTGATCATCCCACTTAACGCCAGCTTCTTTTAACCACTGCGTCATAATGTGCATTGGAATTCTGCCTACAAGTCTATTATCGCCTTTTTGTTGATCGAATCCAGCATCTTTTAAGTCTTTAACTTGTTTAATTGTTGGATCGTTATCGTATACGTTTTCAATGGTAAGTGTGTCCCCACCATCGTCGTGATGCACTATCTCTTTAACTTTCAAACAAACCTCCAATAAAAAAAGGGAGAGGCGTTAGCCCCTCCCATACACCAATTAAGATGTTGTGTTATCGAATACACCGCCTGATGCTTTCTCGTTATTAGAAACAAGAGTTAGCTCAGTAACGATTGCTCGACGTGTGCTGTCGCTTGTTTTAGCAAGCTCCATATTCTTAGTATTTCTAAGAACAGCAACACTCCACATATCATCCTGACAGATGAACACATCACGACTTCGATTTTGACGCGAAGGCATGAAGTTTACAGTTCCCCAAGGAGTAACGTAAACGTCAACTGCGTTAACAACAGCGTTTGTACCACCGACAGATGCGCCGATAGTTGCTCGCTGATTGTTCATACCAGTAAAGCCGAGTGCCAAGTTCATTTGAAATGCTGATAGGTACACAGTATCAGGATTTCCGCCCTCTTCCCAGATTGACTGCATGACTGTATCAAAACGAGCTTGACTAAACGCTTGTAGCGTTGTTGTCTCGTCTGTACGAGCGTCAGTTCCATCGCCTGTGGCGTCAGCGCCCTCATTTGCACCAAAGTCAGTATTGGTGATCAACCATGATGGCAAACCAGCAAGCTCACGCGCAGTTGTGCTGTTACCAGCAACTCGTGCGTTGTTATCGAAAAGTGCTTTCTCGATATCGAGCTTCTGCTCTTTAGCAGTCTTAAGCATTTGATATGCAATCTCAGATGCGCGACCAGCTTTTTTAAGGCCAGAGTCTGTATCTGGAACTGATACAGCGTCAACAAAGATTTGAGTGTAGTTCCCAAGTCTTGATGTTGCTGTACGAGCATTGGCAGTGATCTCATCGCCCTCGACGTGAGCGTTAGCAGCTGCCGCACGAAGCGCATCTGTCTGCCACTCATGTAAAGAGTTACTTGCCTTTACTTTTTTACACTTAGTGTAAAACGGTGTTTCTTCTGGAGAAACGTCATAGATGATATCTGAGAGATCCTCTCTGATACCGACAGCATCATAGCTGTCAAAAGTGTTACTTGGTTGTGCCATTGTATTTACCTTTTAAGTTATTCATTAACAATTAAACCGAGCACATCTTCGATGCGCCCAGACTTTTTGAACTTGGCTCTTTGCCGTTCCATTGCCTTGCGACTCGGATTAACGTTCTTCTTCGCTCCCGGCTTGATAACTGGTTTCGCGCCTTTAGCTTTTTGCTCGGCCTTCGACTTGCCAGCGACTATCTCGCGGTACTTGATAGCGTCGTTTAAAACCCGTATGGCTCGATGATCCATGATGCCCCCGATCTCTTCCTGCGTGTAACCGTAGAAATTCTGACCAGAGTTCACCAACTTTTCCTTCAGCTTAGGCGCCTTTTGAGCATCCCCAAACTCAGGAATAACTTGTGCTAACGATTGCATTTCCTGTTGCAAATACGTTTGTACAGCTTGCTCACGGGCTTGCTCAGTCTGTTGCATGACCTCGCCCATCTTGCCTTGTTGCTGATTGTATTCGCTCAACGCCTTGTCGTATCTGGCCTTTTCTTCGATGTATCCAATTGGATCAGTCGAGACAAGATCGTCAGATGGTGGAGTCGGCGGTTGCAAAAATTGCCCTTGTTGCATTTGTTCATACATCGATACCAACTGTTGCCGTTCGGCTAAGAGTGCAGAGTAAACTTCCTCGGCCTGCTTTTTACTAGCTGCCGCTTCCTGCATTCCTTTTTGGACGTACTTTTGGCCTGAATAACCTTGCTTGAGATCCTCTAAGGATACCTGCTGTTCTGCACCGTCAACTTTGACAGTGTAAAACGTTGGCGCAGGCTCTTCTGGATCGGCTGGTTCGTCTGCCTCTTCGTCATCGTCCGACATTTCAACTTCTGTTTCTTCTTCCTCGCCGTCGTTGACCTCGGCGTCATCAACGTCCTCTGATTCCGATGCTTCCATCTCTGGAGATACATCCTCAGATTCTGTAATTTCTTCTTGCTCGACCTGTTCGGATTCTTCAGGCATAGTAATTAAACCAACTGCCTGCTCGATACTTCCGTCGAATGCTGGTGCTTCTTGAGTTTCAGTCGTGTCTGACACGGTACTTATCTCCTATTTTTTTTTATCGAAAATCTTCTCATCCGCCAAGGCGGTGTTGATGTAATCATCGATAGTTGATAATGCACGGATGATATCGTGCGCGTTATCGCGATCCTCGGTGGTCGAGTTCGGATCTGTGAAAATGCTAACCTGTAGCATTTTTACGGCTTCAAGGACTTCCTTAAATGTGGAGTCATCCTTAAGCCGTTTTAATCTTGATGCTTTTTCTTTAACTTTCGACATTAAAATCTACCGCCAGATACTGCCTCCGATGGACGCTCATCTGGATATCTTGGCTCTTTCTGTGATTGCTTAATATTTTCAACATCAATCGATGTGCCGTACTTGCCAAGTATTTCAGCGGCTTTAACCAATAGATCTTGATCCATCTTGTCACGTTCTCGGTCATCTTGAGCGATGGCTTTCTGCGCATCGACCTGCATCTTAACCATGTCAGATTGAGCCTTGGTTTGAGCTTTGAGTTGCTCGGCTTGTACAAGAGCCTGACCGGGGTCGAGCGGCTTAGGCTGTCCAGCCATTTGCTGCTGTTTCATCATGAGCAACTGTTGCTCGGTCTGAGCATCCATTGGCATCAAGTATCTATCGCTGTTTCTAACGCCAGCAAGCGCCATAATATCCGCCATCGTGTTGCGAATGAGCGTCATTGATACAAGGCCGTTGCCGGGGCCGTAAGTCTGCCATATCTGCATTTGCATCTGTAACGTCTGCTGCAAGATGGCGACTTTCTCATCCTCTTTACCAGTGCCAAGGCCAATGTTACACATAACATCCATGCTCGAGTTCCATGATCTAGGATCAATTGGCACAAACTGGCTGTTCATGCGCATCATTTTTTCTTCGTCAGTATTTTCGATAAAGAGCTTTAGCATCAGCTTAAATAGGCGCTTCATACCGCCCTCGGCAAGATTTCGTGACATAACCTCAATCTGAGCCGCACCAGCCTGTTTTGTGATGTTTGCCGCAGTAGCGGTAGTATTCTGTAAAGCGTCTGGATCAAGGCCCATAGAAGCCCGAGAAACGCCTGTCTTGGTTTCAATGGCGTCATCCATATACTGAATGGCTGCGAGCGTCTGAGCGGCTACAAACGGCACTGAGATAGGCACAATCGCTTGTGGATTCTTCATCCTAATAATGCCGCCAATCTCGTTGTTTAGCACGTCGTCAACGTTGACCTGATTGTCCACAATGCCCATACGAGGATTGTTTGTCAGCGCAACGTTGTCTAGGACGCCCCTAAGCATCGCTGTAGCGGCATCTTGATCATCATTGATAAGATCAGATATAGAGCGTCCAAAGAATGCGTGTGGCTCAGGATCAACCTCAAACACGGCAAACGGGACTTCACTGTATGGCTCGTAATCTAGGAGCTGGTAGTCATTGCCGCCAAGCATAAACTTGTATAACTGTGCGACGCCAGTTCCCTCGATGTCCATCTTCATGTACGCCTCGGTCACCGCGACCAGCTTCATTGATAAATCTTCGGTCGACTCTTCCTCTTCCTGCTGATATCCGCGACGCTCAAAGTCCTCTATCTCAGAGTATGTGTCGCTAGATCCGATGCCAGTAAGATTAGATACTTTTTCAAAATCAAATCCCATGTTAACGAGATCAGATACACGCATCTCGGTACGGTGCGCCACAACGTAAAAGTCATCAATAGACTTGGCGTTGCGATCCACCATAAACTCCTCTGGCGGAACAGATTTTACTTGTAGCATCCCTTTGTCAGTTTTTCGACTAATCGTGACACTATGCTCAGGAACTTCGATTTCCATCCCCATTTGATCAATGGAGATAGACATTTCTTGGCTATGCTCAATAACATCGACATTATCCTCATTAACTATGGCTGAAAACTCTTCATCGGTTAAGTTTGTAAAAGAGTAAGTTTCAGCCTCTGTGTATTTGTCCCAGTAAACTTTTAGGACGCCAGCCTTCTTAACCATTGCGTCGTGAAACGCATCGTTCAATAAGTTGTAACCATTAAGTTCATTAAATGCCCAGTGCATATACTGCGTCGCCTGTTGAGCAACGGCAACATCATCTTGGTTCGATGGAATGTACTCAACGGCACGATCAGTTGATAAAAACACGCGCAATAGACTTGGCTTAATTGATCGTATTGTGTCGCGTACTTTTGTTGCGACTACTTTGGATCGACCATCCTCTTCGCCAATATCTACTTCGCCATCAAAGTATCTTTGCGCTTTGATCCTGTCGTCAGCAATCTCGCTCTCGATAAAGTCAACAGCGTCTTGTACGGCCTGCTGTACGATGCTTTCAACTCTATCTTCATCCATGCGTTCTGGCTTCATTTACTTTTCCTTGTTATGGCCCAAATGGTAAAGGAATCATATCTAACAAACGATCTGATTTTGGTTTGTTCTCTTCCGCAGCGGCTATTGATGGCCCAGCAAATGGAGATCCTTTATATGGAATTTTGGCAAATGGCGTTCCTTGAGAAAATATTGATCTAAGATTTTCTAATCCCTCTAATGCATCTTGCTCAGAAGATAATTTTGCTGTTTTGCTTGCGCCAAGTTGAGCCAAAGCAATTTTAGGATTAACAATTCCAGCAGATTGATTAATGGCAAGCATTAGGCCACTAGAACTAGGATCTAAATTAGCAATTGTTTTCTTAAATTTTTTATTTTTCATTTGTTTTAAGAATTCTTTCATGCCATCAATTTCTCTTTGGTCTAAAAATCTGGCATCTTTGCTTTTTAACATTTTTTTAACAGCATTAGTAAATGCAACAGCGGTATTATCTTCGTCTTTAGCCTCATTCCAAGCCGAATCTAATGCCGACGTTTTTTGATTTTGTTTGTAAATTTTTCTAGCCGCTTCGATGCCCGGAGTTGTTGCTGGATGACTGTTAACAAATTCATCTAACTCACCAATCATTTCTCTTATATAATTTGTTTCATTAATAAGATTTTTTGCTTTTGCGGTATCGTATTCATTCCACATTCTTTGTCTTAATTTATCTAACTCTGACCAAGACATTTTTTTAAGATTTCTGTTCTCAATTAAATTTAAAACTCTGTTTGCAACTTTATGAGTTTTTGGATTCCAATCAAAATCAGACTCAAGTGAATTTCTAACTTGCTTTGTCAACCTGTTTGTATCTTGAGGAGAAAATATAGTCCCCGCCATTTCAAGATCTTTGTACAATTTATTTTGCAACGTATCAAACGATTGCTTAGTCATTTTTTGATCATATGCTTCAATGGCGGCTTTAATTGGTTTGCTTACTATATTTGCAAAAGTATTTGCTCCAAGCATAAACAATGGTGTTGTTACAGCAGTTGCCGCCCCCTCTTGCAATCTTTCCCCTATATCTCCCTCCGCCTTTCCAGTCCCATATGCAAGTCCGCCAAGAGCCGCTTTACTGTATTGATATGCCTTTCCAATTGGTAAATAAGCGCCACCTAACATTTCGGCAGCAGTTCCAGCTCCGCCACTTTCAACGTTATATCTTTCCATTTCGGATCTAATGTCTGATGCTGGCTTTCCAGTAAAAAATGATTCTATTTCATCTCCAGCTCCAAAAGTTGGAACTTGGGCAAAACTTCTTACAGCTTGAGATCTGCCATAATCTGTTGGCATTTCAATGCCAGCAGTTGAAACGCCAAGAACATCGTCCTCGGCTGCAGATTCTCCCATTTGATGCGTTGGAGGAAAAGCCTTATCAACAAGAGTCAAAAATTCTGAATCACTCATATCATCAGGTTTTTCAACTATTTGACCGCTTTTTAATCTTATCTTTTCTGGCATTATTGCACTCCAGCCCTTCTTCTTAGTTCATCGACGCTTATAACGTCCTCATCTGGATCAGATGATCCAGAATTTCTCATTTTCTTTATTAATGCTTGAGCTTCTTTAAGACTATTTATTTCGTATTTTGATTTTGGATTATCAATTTTTTCTAATTTTATTCCGCTTGCTTTTTCATATTTAGCTAAACGACCGTCCTCTAAAGCATTATTAAATCTTTCTATTGCTCTTCTTTGTATGTTTTCTCTAACTTGAACCATATACAGCAAAGTAGGTTCATTCATTTCAATTGATCCAGATAAAACTCTTTCCAAGAATTTTCTTTCTGCTGGAGTATCCAATCCTCTTGCGCCAATTCCAAGCTCTCCAATAGCGCTAAACACTTCTGATCCTAATAATGATTCTAAAGCCTCTGCCTCTGAAACTCTAAATGATGCAGTTTCATCGTCCCATAAAATAGATTTTAATCTATCTACAGTATTTCTCATTCGAGCAAAAGGGCCAGCTTCAAATTCTGGACTTAAAATCATTTCTTTTGTGCGTTCAATTTTATCTAGCTTATTAATACTGTTTTCACCAGCATCTACTATTTTCATATTTCTTTCTACTATTGCCTTACCATACTCTTCTGCTTGTTTATCCTCGCCCGGAAACATACTTGTGCTGACCGCCTTAATATCACCGCTTGAAACATCTACTTTGTATGCCTCATTAGGATCTAATTGAGGATTAGCAGCAACTTCCTCTGGAGTCATTAATTTCCAATTGGGAGCAGGTTTTTGCAAAATAGCAGTCATTGCTGGTTTTGGATCAATGTTTCCTTGCCTTACCATTTGCGCTATTTTCATCATTCTTGAGTCTACTGATCCATCTGCCTTTTTTGCCATCATCTCAATAGCATCAGCAGTTCTGTTTGAGTTTCTAAATTTATTATTACTTTCAATGGTTTTCATCATCGCTGCGTTTAAACTTGGATCTGGATCCAATCGCATTGTGTTAAAAGCCATTGCTAAATAAGGAAACAAATTTGGATTGCTCATCATGCGCTTAACAAATCCGGGGCTTTCTGCCTCTTTTTTTCTTACTTCTTCAGTAAGTTTTTCAGCATTTTCTCTTTTAGAAAATAAATTACTATCTCCTGAAGGAGTAATTGTGTTGATTAAATTAAGAGGATTGCCAGAATCAACATCGCTTACATCAGTAACTAAGTCTGTACCACTAAGATCTGTTGCAATTTTATTAATTACGTTTTCAGCTTCTTTATCTGATTCAGAGGCAACTCTTAATTGTTGCGCTTGCATTGCTTGGTCATCCGTGTATTGCGGCATAGCTGATGGAGCGCTTTGCAATCCATTTGAAGAAAACGGAAATGCGTTACCTTCTTGCATTGGATTGATTGCCGCCTGCTCAATAGATTGATCAGAGCTAAAATTTTGCATTGATCCATCGCTGTTTAAATTTGGATCAATATCTTTCTTTGCCATTACTTTTTTTGCAAGAGGGGCAGCCATCCTTGCAACATCGCTAATAATATTATCGCCAAAAACAGAATTAACTCGCTGAGGTTGCGGCGCAGATGGACGTTGTATTTTTAACGGAACTGGCTCTTCTATTGGGACAGATCTATAGTCTGGAACTGATGCCATATCTGTCATCATCTGACTTCCAGTCATAGCTTGATCAGGCCTTGAAGATGCGCCTAACAATCCGCCTCCTCTGGAAACTTCTGGTGGCATATACTGTTGAGTAGGAGCTGGCTGACTACCATAAAATTGTTTTTGGAACGGATTCCCCATTGGAACAGTAGTATCTATCGGCGGAGGCATCATTTGCGCTGGATTGGCAAATGGGCCACTTGGTGGCGGAGTAGATATATCAACAG